CCTATCGCAATCATCCATCCGTTTCTATCAACTAAACTTGGTCTAATAATTTCTGTCCATAAACGAGGTGGCATCTGAGCCACTTCGTCTAAGACACATCCATCCATGTAAAGACCACGCAAAGTGTCTGGTCTTTCACAACCGAGTAACTGAATTCTTCCACCATTCGGTAGATCACATCTAAGCTCAGTTTCATGGTATTGGACATCTGGGAGGACATCCGTATAGAATTTTAAATAATCCCAACAGTTTCTCTTGGAGATAGAGTAGGTTGGAGAAATATAGTAGTATCGTGGATTAGGTAACTCGTTTTGTAAGCACTTTTTAATCATCTCATTGATGCAAAGTACCGTTTTACCAAACCTACGGTGGCATACTAAAACATTAAATCTTTTTAATGACTCATGTATCTCTTTTTGTAGCTGTCTTGGTTTATAGGGAATAGTAATCTTTTTCACGATTTCTTTCCTTTATGTTCTATGCACTCAACACTAAACCTGAAGTAAGCATTTAATTCATGCTTTTGCCATTTGGCAGCCAAGTCTAGGCATTGTTCTTTTGCCATTGGTTGCTGTAAAGCCATCTGGTTGCCGACATACACCCATTCAGTTCCGTTATATCCCCATAGACTTATGACCAGTATAAATACTTTCGTCACTTCTGCTTGAGAAAATCATTCATGCGAGAAACATCTTTGCCTTTGACAACTCCTTTGCCAGACCTATCAGAAAAGTTTGATTTGTTGTTCAATGCTTTTACCAAGTCCGTAAAGGAAACTATCTTCGGTTTATTTTGTTTTGGTTTTTTATTGTTCATAAAGTTCGTTAGAAAAACTGTGCTGAGTTGAAATGGGATACAATGTCAATTGCACGAGGTCGATGGGGTTGCCAAAATTTAATATTGAATAATAAAATATTAAAACACACAATTTACACACATTGTTTTATTTTTCCCAGTATTCTGCCAAATAAAACGGTTGTAATATCCGTATTATTTTAATAATGGCAGAAAATAAGGATTTTTTATTTCCACGAGACTTGCGTGTCAAAAAATATGATTCTTGGAAAACAAGAAACAATTATCCTTATAACCTGGCAATTACTCTAGTCATCCTTCTTCTTCGCAGTAGTACGCATAACCTTCTTCTTAATCCTAAACCCATCCATATCGTTACCAATACGAAACTCTCCTGATAACACCTCAGTAATACGCATTAGCTCCATTTCATTATCACTAATGGATTGTCGGTGATCTGGTAATACTTCTTTCAGTTTCAAATTGTTTAACAAACTCTTTAATTTCTCCTGCACTCTCAAAGCTTGTAAAGTGTGCTATCAACTCTGGCTTATGAGTAATGCTATTCGTTATTAAATAAAATGTAACAAACGGATCATTGTCATTTAATATTTCTTCATCCATTTATTTACTCCATTCTATTGAAAACTTTTCACCCTTGTTATTTGTTAATGATAGTTGTTGCTTGTCAGTACCAAATGTTTTCGGACTAAGTTTACTTGCGAGGAATTGTTTATGCCTAACTAATATATCCAATGCTTTTATGGAATTTAAGTTAGCTGTTTTATCGTTAGCAGCTTTAATCATATTTTTACATTGATCTTCAACGGCATCCAAAGTGTAATGTATTCCATCTGACTTAGCTTGTTCGTATGCAGTTCTTAAATCAGGTTTTTCATTCATCCATTTACGAAATGTATTCCATGATAGATTTTCTTTGGCTATTGCTTTTCTAATACTATCACCTGTTGCAAGTGCTTCTAATATTCTTTTGATTGCATTGCGTGATTGGTTATACTTTGGCGGTCTGCCATTAACTTTTGTAATTTTATTCATAATGTTTGGAGAAAAAAGAAACTTCTTCGAGCTTAATAATAAAATAGATTAAAATTGTCAAAACTGTCAATAAAAAAAAATTATTTTTTATTCATACTTTGGAGCAATGAGTCGATACACTTTTTCTTTTTCTCGTAATTTATAATTTGATTTTATTTTATAAATTATTGTCATCAATAATTCGCTGTATTTATTTTTTACTTTTCGTCTATCAAGTGCAATCATTCTTCCAATCTTACTCCATGACAATCGTTTACCTCTCAACCAAATAAGCTTACGATCATCCTCGTTATT